TTTGGACCTTGGATATATCTACCATGAAGGTGCTTGGTGTAAAATAGAGGGGTACATCCCACCGCATTTTGCGCCGGGGTATTCATGGCGTGAGGAATACATACCCGCAATGGAGGCTCCTGATGCCAAGTGAACGCACTCTCGCGCTGACAGACCCTGAAGCCGCTCTCATGGCGCGGGGTGAATTACGGGCGCTGGTGAGGCCGCGATGGAACGACCTGCATAAATGTCCCTTTGGCGCTCCCGGCCAGAGGATAGGGTTAAAAGAGACGTGGAGCGTACTCCCGTGGGTTGACGATGAAGGCGAGACGATACGGGTAATCTATAAAGCCAACCACCAGACATTACACGGGGATATATTCGAAGGTTGGCACTCTCCCATCACCATGCCCTCATGGGCTATCAGGCATTATTCCACCGCCAAGACCGTCCGGGCGATGCTGGCGAAAGACCTCAATATCGCCGGGACGGTGTGGGATAAACAGCCGTATGCCAACGAGGGCCACCATATGGCGGCAATGACCGAGATGTACAAGCAGGTCGGCGGCGAGAACGTGTGGGTGTGGTTTTGCGAGTTGGAGGCTTCTAATGGCATCTGACAGCATCAACCCCGATGAACTCCGGGGAGTCAACCCGGAGCCTGACAACTCATGCTGGACGTGCCGTCGCCAGTACATTAACGCCCAGGACACGCTTATCGGGCAATGTACCGCGCCCGCGAAAAACAACCCGGACCGCAATAAACCCATACCAGGTGAAGTGGTGGACAGAGGGTGTAAATTGTGGGTGGAGAAGGCTGGAAATACTTGAGAATCCGCTTTGAAATACTTGATTTTTTGGTTGGGGAAAGTGGAGAAAATGTGGTTTTATTGTTGACTTTTTACCTGAAAAGGATTATACTGTATATGTCAAATACATTACTGGCCCGTCGCGCCACAAGGCGGCATTTTTATTGCGATCCGTCTATTGAAAGTAGTATATTTCTTTCTCATAGATGGCGCGAAGAGTCCAGAGGCGGTGACGCCCTGGGGGTCGGTAATGTGACCTGACAAACTCTTCGCGCCTTTTTGCGTTTGTTCGGCGCGGGGAAATAAAACAAATTACACCGGGAAATTTAATGAGAGAATACATCACAATATCTTGCAATTTTCATGATGAAATACGAACACTAAGAGTCAAAAGGATTCTCGGAAGCAAAGGTGTGCTTGGTGTAATAAGAGTATGGATGTATGCGGCTGAATTTACGGAAGATGGTGTGATTGACAATATCGAAGAATTAAGGTTGAAATTTAACGATGACTTTATGTGTGACTTCGATTTTTTCATAAAAACACTTGTTGATGTAAAATTCTTATCAGAAGACGCAGAAACATACACCGTAATTGATTGGGAGAAAATAACAGGTGGAAATAATTGGTATACCTGGAGAGCAAAAACAAATATAGAAGCCAGAAAAGGCAGTAAATATCGCCAATGGAAATTAGGTGTATTAAGAAGAGATGATTACATATGTCAGAAGTGTGGACTTCAGAAAAAAGGAAACCACGCTCACCATATAAAAAAGTTTTCGCTTTACATAGATGAAAGATATGATTTAGCCAACGGTATCACCTTATGCACCGAATGTCATAAAAAGGAACATGGGTGGAAATCTAATGTCTAAGCTCCCATCGTTACAATTCTATCCCGGCGACTGGATGAAAGACCCCGCTGTAAGAAGTGTATCACCCGCCGCTCGTGGTCTTTGGATCGATATGCTCTGTCTTATGCACGAGAGCGACCGCAGGGGCTACCTCCAACACGCGACAGGCAAACCCGTGACCGCTGAACAACTCGCTCGAATGACCGGTTGTTCAACCGACGAAGTTTCCCGGCTGTTGCAGGAGCTTAGGGACTCCGGTGTTTTTTCCTGCACTGAACACGGCATTATTTATTCAAGACGCATGGCGAGGGATGAACACAAAAGACATTTATGTGCAGACGCCGGGAAGAAAGGAGGCGGAAACCCGTCCTTTAAAGGTCAACCCAAAGGTCAGTCTAAAGGTAGTCGCAAACAGAATGCAAACCCTTCAATTTCCCCTTCTTTAAATACCCCCCTTACCCCCCAAGAAGGAACAGTGACGTCGGAGAAAAGAAGCGCGCCAATCAACAGTCAATTCTCTCCAGAATATCAATCCGGGGAAAGAATACTCACGGCATTTAAGGAAATAACCGGGAGAGATTATTTCAGAAATAACACGGAAATACTTGAAAGAATCAAGGATGGATACACAGAAGATCGGCTTATCGATGTTATCCGTGTAAAGATAAACGACCCATATTTCAAGGAACACCCAGAACACATTACACCAGCCATATTTTTCAAATCTAAAGATGCTGTTGAACACGCCTTGAATGTATCCCATGTCGATACTTCCAAACCTAAACGAGAATTTCTCAAGGGAAAACAGAATGGACCCCAAATTCCCAAGCTCGCCTGAAATTGAACGCGCTGTCATCGGCGCGATGCTCTTTGAACCGGAAGCGATAGAGACCGCCATTGAATTACTCGGGACCGGGGAAGCGTTTTACAACCCACAACATCAGGTCGTATACCGTGCCATTACCGACCTGTACAAACAGAACACCCCGGCTGACCAGATAACCCTTACCGAACTTCTCCAGACCCGGAAACAACTTGAATACATCGGCGGCGAGTCATATGTCGCCGGGCTTGCGGGAGAGATAACCGGCGCGGCGAATGTCCCGCATTATTGCAAAACACTTCTCGATAAAATGAGGGGTAGGCTCGGAATATCCGGCATGGTCTCAAAAGTCAAAGACCTTGAATCCGGCACAAACACCGAGCAGATAATTTCCGAGGCGGTGGCTTATCTTATGGGTTTGCTCGATAAAACAGTCACGAAACCGTATCGAACTCTCAGGGAAATCATGCCGGATGTTTATGAATCAATCCAAAACCGAACCAATTCAACCAAATGCACCGGCATACCGACCGGGCTTTCCGCTCTTGACCGCTATACCGATGGATGGCAACCAGGAGACCTTATTATCGTTGCCGCAAAGACCTCTCAGGGGAAAACCGCCCTCTCCCTCAATTTCGCCCGACACGCCGCAAGGCAGGGATTCCCGGTCGGGATATTCTCGATGGAAATGTCAGACTCGAAACTCGGTACGCGGATGCTTTCGGCTGAATCCGGTGTTGACTTGGCCCCTGGCGTCCATAGCTACACTCAGGATGAGTTTAAGCGGTTGTGTAATGGCTGCGGAGAACTATCAAAACTTCCGGTATGCATAGATGATACGCCCGGCCTCACCATTTCTCAAGTGATTGCAAAGGCTCGCCGGATGCAGCGGAACATGGATATCAAGATGGTGATTGTAGATTACCTCCAGCTTGCCGAAGGCGACAACAAAGAGAACCGGCAAATTGAGGTTACAAGCATATCGCGTGGGCTGAAACAACTCGCCAGGGCGATACGTGTTCCGGTTATCGCTCTCTCTCAGTTTTCCCGTAAGGCCGATGAGTCGGACGCACGGCGACCGCGGCTTTCCGATCTCCGTGAATCCGGGGCAATTGAACAGGACGCCGACCTTGTGATATTCATTCACAACGCGACATCGAAAGAGAAAATGGATTATTCCTGTTCGGGAGACAAGGAAAATATAAGGGAATTAATCATCCCCAAAAACCGCAACGGCATCACCGGAGAAATACTCACCTACTGGAAAAAGGATTGTTTAACTTTTTACGATGTGGAGTATTAACCATGACTGACCCCGTACACATCTCCACCGTTCTCCCGGAAGCAATGGCCCGCATCTCCCGCTCACCCTGGCGGCGCATTATCGCCGGCCACACCTCAACCGGCTCCTGTGGACACATCATTATTCCCGGCGATGTCATCGGCTTTGACCCGGAGACTCACCAAACGCGGTGTCACGTCTGCTATCGCAACATCCGCACCCGCATGGGCAACGCCCGCCAGCGGCGCATGAATGACAGCATGGAGGGGAGACAATGACCGAACCCCTGGACCTCGTTATTTACAACGGCCTTCGCGCGGTAATCCTGGCCGAGCTCCTCCAGTACGGCATCACGCCGGAATGCGTGCACCTCGACATGCTCATCTGCCGGACACAGGTCCGGAACGCATGGCTGCGCGGGGAATATGCAAGGCGCAAAGATGCCGGGGAGAAAAAAGAGGCGATATACGGGAGTATGGAGGCCGAAACCGGCATGAGTCGCAGTATGGTGGAAAAGATATGCCGGGGGGAAAAGTAACCCTGAAAATAAATGAAAAATAATTGTAATAATATTAAAAAAGGACTTGACAAAGCCGTATTAATTATATATTTTATAATCAATGAGATTGAGGAAGGATAAAAACAAGGGAGAGAATAATGGAAACCAGTGAAATGAGAATCCAGACCCCGCGCGGAACGTTCCGGATTCACACCGTTTTTGAATCAATTCAGGAGGCGAGAGAAAACGGCTGGGGATATTGGTTCCAGTATGAAAATTATATGATTCTCGGAAAAGACAATCGGACTGGTGCAGTAGTAAAGGGTATTTATTGCGGTCAATAATCACACTCACCGGGGCCGGGCGACCGGCCCACAGAAGGGGGAAAGAAATGAGTTATAAAATCAATTCAGAGATGACCGGGCTGAGCGAAACCGCGACCCACACAATCGTCGATCGGCTTTGCGCCCGTGGATACGATGTCTCCTATACTGCTGATATGGGAGATGTAAATTATCGGCATCATGATGATGCACCCGACATTCCTGATGTGGTATGGGAAGAGGTCGCAGTTGGTCTCGAAGACGTAAAAGACCCTGAATAACCACACTCACGCCGGGCGGTTCCCGGCATGGAGGATAAGATGAAAAAAGGAACCGAAAAATGCCAGTCGTGCGGCGCTATTATCATTCCAGATTCCGGAAATGCGCCGGTTACATCGAGTGGAATATATGGCAACGTCCGTATCGAGTGGGGTACAGTGGCAGGTTCTCGCACAACCGAGCGCATTGCGGTTGTTTGTCTGAATTGCGGAGAGGAAACACCGCTCAAAACCCGCCTTGGATTTGTTGCGGATGGATATAACAGACCAGTATAACCTCACACGCTGGACCCGGAAACGCCGGGACAGAGAGGGCGAAAAAGAGGGAGGAAGAGAACCAGTGAATAAAGGCGACAAAGAGTTTTACGACCTCATGGCGCAATTCGAAAAGGATTCGCGGTCTATGCAGGTCTATATGAGCGACATCAGCCGCGCCCCGAGAGAAGAAAGAGACCGAATCAAAAGCGTATATTATAATAATGGGCGCACAAATGAATTATTTATAGCCTACATGTGGGGGTATCAACACAGAGCCAGTATAGCCAATATGGAGGCAACATGCCCGGAGTGAAACGCGATCCCGCGCTTCTCCGCATCATCAAATGCGCCAAGTGCGGCCACCGCTTCGAGACCGCGCTCAAGCATCCCCGCTGCAACGGCTGCGGGACACGTCGCCCGGATGAACCGGGGCCGCTCATTCGAGGCCGACCGCGGACGCGGGAAGTGAAAGAGAAGATGTCGAGAGGCAGACCGAGAAAGCCCGTTGAATAAGCGGGCTTTTTTATTTCTCCCACATATCGCGCTCCGCATAAAAATACACACCATTTGGTGTATATACTCCCTATTGATTTCCTCTTGACATACTGTGATATTCCGCATGTGAGGCGCACCGACACACCCTGACCGGTAGTAGGCCGGTAGCCCTGATATACAGCGCCGATCTCTCCATCTCCCTTCCTGGCCCGCTGGCGCTCCCCCTCCGGCGGGCTGGAAATAACGAATTGACATAGAGGCTCCATGAACCGGCTCTCCAATTTTAATATACTCGGAAATTGTCATGTCCAACGCAGGCAGAAAAAGTAAGTATTCAACTCATGTCGAGCCATATCTTGAATTGATTCGCGCATGGCGTCGTAGGGGATTGACAGAAAAGGATGTTGCGGAAAAACTTGATGTCGCCCTTTCTTCGCTCTCTGAATACAAGCTACAATATCCGGAATTATTGGACGTTTTAAAAGGCGGGCTGGATGAGGGTGTTGCAGAGGTCGAAAATGCCCACTATAAAGCAGCGCTTGGGCATGAAGGACCACCGATAATCGAGGAATGGTTCGATAAAAAAGATGGTACGTTAATTCACAAGAAAATAACACCACAATACGAGCCAGGAAATGTCACGGCGCAAATATTCATTCTCAAGAACCGCGGCGGCTGGCACGATAAGCAGGAAATAGTCGGGGCGTTCGCCCATGCCTTATATGACGGCCACAGCACGGAGGACCTCGAAACCGAAGCGGCCAAGCTCGGCGCACTCGCCGGAATCTGAACGGCGCGAGGCGCTGCTCCGGCTGGTCACGATTCGGCGGGAACTGGCGATACGTAAAGCGCGGGAAAACTTTTATACATACTGCCGCCTGATGTCGCCAGACTTCTACACGCCGGATAAACCGCACCTGGAGATGTTCTGCAATAACCTCCAGGCGTTCACCGAGGGGAGGCTTCTAAACCCGGCGGGCGAACCATACCGCAAGTTTATGGGGAACCTTCCCCCGCGGTTCGGTAAGACCCGGACGCTCGTTAATCTGAGCGCCTGGCGCTTCGGCAAAAAACAGGATGAGCGCATTATCGCCACGGCATACGGCGATGACATAGCAAACGACTTCTCCCGGTACACGCGGGACGCCATACAGGAGCAGAAAAACCGGGCAGAAGATATCGTATACAGTGACATCTTCCCGGCGGCGAAAGTGCAGAAAGGGAATGCCAGTTATCAGAAGTGGGCGCTCGAAGGGCAGTTTTTCTCCTACCTTGGCGCTGGCATCTGGTCCGGCATCACCGGCAAAGGCGCAACGCTCCTCATCGAAGACGACCTTATCAAAGGCTTTGAAGAGGCAATAAACGAGAAGTACCTGGAGGACCTCTGGAACCAGCGCAACGGCACTTTGCTTTCACGGAAAGAAGAGGGGTGCCTCGAAATCATGATAGGCACCCGCTGGGCGGGCGGCGACCCATTCGGGCGCATCCTGGAGGACAAGGAAGAGGCGTCAAAGTGGTACGTGCTGAAAATGGAGGCGCTGAACGAGGAAACAAACGAGCTGCTTTGTCCATCGCTCATGAGCATGGGAAGCTATCAGGAGGTACGGCGCAACCTGCCGTCTGAAATCTTCCGGGCGAACTACCACCAGGAGCCGGTGGACATCAAAGGCCGCCTGTACACTGAGATCAAGACATACGCCGACCTGCCGAGGCGTGAAGACGGCAGCCCGCTCTTTGACAGAATAATAAACTATACCGACACCGCCGATGAGGGTGATGACAGCCTTGTAAGCATATGCGCTGGGGAATATCGCGGCGAGGCGTGGGTGCTCGACGTGTACATGACGCGCGACGGGATGGAGAAAACCGAACCGGAAACAGCACGGCGACTTATTGAGAACGGCGTCCATTGGGCGCGCATCGAATCGAATAACGGCGGGCGCGGGTTCGCCAGGGCCATTGAGCGCATTATCTACGAGAACATGAAGGCGGAGGCCGAGCAGGTCAAAGCCGGGACACTCAAGGATGAAGACCGGCGCTGGAACCGGACGGCTATAAGCTGGTTTCACCAGACCGAGAACAAGCGGGCGCGCATCATCTCACAAAGCAATTACGTGATGCAGCATATATACTTTCCGGTCGGCTGGGCCGATAAATGGCCGGTGTTTTACGCGGAAGTGATGAAGTACCAGAAGGAAGGCACGAACCAGCATGATGACGGGCCGGACACTGTCACCGGGGTAGCGGAAATAATCTGCAAAGCGAGGCCGAGCGTGAGACTGATAGGATAGACACTGCGCACAAGTACACGTAAAATATCGAAATAGTTTTACTCGGCCCGGAAAATTTGAGACAATTCAATAAGTATAGTGTGCAAACATAGTGAACATATAGAGGACGCATGAATTTATTCGGCATCCATATAACCAAAGCCGCCAAACCGCAGGAGAACAGGCTACTCGCCAACCTCTTCTGGCGCTGGCTGAACGGGCGCGAATGGGCGAAGGCCAATGACGAGACTTCGCTCCTGAACGCCTACCGCTCCTGGGTGTATGTGTGCGCCTCGATGAATGCGGCGACGGTGGCGACGGTGCCCTATAAGCTCTACGCGGCGAAGGGCGGCAAGGACAAGGCGTTCAATGTCCCGGTGCGGAAAGTGCATCGTAAAACACAAGATGCCATCTTCAGGCGCATGAGCAACCTTCCGATGGTACGGAAAGCCGTGGAGATTGAGGAAATCCTTGAGCACCCCATGCTTGACCTCTTCGCACGAGTGAACCCGTTCACAAACCGATCCGACCTCTTTGAAATAACCGACCTTCATCAGGAGCTTACCGGCAACGCCTACTGGTATGTGCTCAAGGACACGATGGGCGTTCCCGCCGAACTCTGGACGATGATTCCGGACCGGGTGACTATCGTTCCGGATTCCGTAAAATTCATCGCCCGGTATGATTACCGCAATGGAGCTGACAAGGCTCCGTTTGACCCTGAAGAAGTAGTTCATTTCAAATGGCCGAACCCGAAGGACCCTTACTACGGCATGTCCCCGCTTGCCGCCGTCGCCGATGTCTACAACATCAACCAAAACATGAACACCTATGAAAATGCCATGTTCTCCAACAACGCCCGCCCGGAGGGGTTTTTCACTACCGAGCAGGAAATAGACCCCATCACCTATGAACGGCTGTCCGCCGAACTCATGGAGACCTGGGCGGGCATACGCAACAGCGGGAAAACGGGGCTGCTGTCTCATGGCCTCGACTTTAAGCAGGTGAATTTCTCACCGCGTGAAATGGGCTTTCTCCAGGGGCGCAAATGGACGAAAGAGGAAATCTGGAACGCCTATAATGTGCCTACCGGGCTGATGGACCAGAACGCAAACCGGGCGAATGCCGAAGCCGCGCAATTTGTGTACATGAAATACGGCATCGAACCCCGGACCCGGCGCATGGAAGAGAAGATAAACGAAAAACTAACGCCCATGTATGACGAGCGACTGTTTATCGCTTTCGAGGACGTGGTTCCGGAGGACAAGGATTTCCAGTTGCGCGAAGATGCGGCATTGTTCGGCATCGGCGGGAAGTCACAGAATGAAATACGCCTCGATCGGGGGCGCGATGAATTCGAGGGAGGTAATATCCTGTATGCGGCATATGGCCTGACGCCGGTCGGGACAACGGACAACAGCCCGCTGCCTGAGCCGGAGCCGGAGCCTGAACCAGAAGCGCCGAAGCCGGGTGAGGAAGAAGCGAGTGAGGAGGAAATAGAGGAAATGGCGAATGTGATTGCGCAGAAAGTCGCCGTTAAACTGGCGGGGAGATGAATCTATAATGTTGCGCCATAGTTATATCGATAAACCGGTAGCTCATGTGTTATATTGTCCCGGAATAGTATGCGGTTCACTTCCGGGAAAGGAACATGAATGCTCCCCATTACCCGCGTAAAGCAGCGCGCCAATGAACTGGCGGTGCGCATCAGCCTCAAGCTCGGCGACCTCGGCATCCGGTCTATCGCCGATATCCGGCATGTCTCGCTGGAACTGCGGACGGCGATATGGGAGAAGTTCATCAAGCGCACCGACCCGCGTGTCGCCAAGATGCAGAAGGACATGGCGGCGCTGTTCAAACGGCAGTTCGCGGAAGTCATGGAGAACATCAGGAAGAACCCGCCGCCGAAGCCGGAAGAGCCGAAAGCGGCGCATGGCGTCGAGAAGAAACTGACCCCGGAGCAGCAGCGTTTCCTCGACCTCTGGATGTTCGATGAAAAGAAATGGCGGGAGGAATTCGCAGAGGCCGCCGAGCCGCATGTCCGGGGCGGCATCATAGCAGGCGCGGACGACCTCTTCGGTACGCTCGGCGTCGAGCAGGTGTTCGTGACCGACGCGGCGGTGAACAAGTACATCAAGGCACACGTGTTCAAATTCGCGGATGAGATCGGACAGACCTCGGTAGACCGGCTCAAGGCTTCGCTCCTAGAAGGCCTGGAGAACGGCGAGGCCGTCACCGACTTCATGGCACGGGTGCAGAACGTCATGGTGAACGCCACCGAGGCACGCGCGCGGACGATAGCACAGACCGAGATAATCGGCGCGGTGAACAAGGGCAGCATCGAGGGTAGCAAGCAGAGCGGCGTCGTGTGGGGTACGCAGTGGATCGGGGCGCTCGATGAACGGATACGGGATTCACATGAGCGGCTGACAATAGAAGGTGCGGCGGTTGCACTTGGAGAGAAGTTCGATATCGGCCTGGAATATCCGGGCGACCCGAGCGGCGACCCGAGCGAAACGGTCAACTGCTTACCGGAATATGTCTATGTTACTTCACCCAATGAAATCGAAAAGGTTATGAAACGAGAATATAAGGGTGAATTAATTACGATTACTACGGGTGTTGGGAATGTCTTGACCGCCACCCCGAATCATCCGGTACTCACCCCGGACGGGTGGGTTCCGCTGAAACTCCTTGTAAAGGGCGGCTATGTATTCGGCTGCTCCTTTGCCGAGAAAATACCTTTTTGTGACCCAAACATAGACAACTACCCAGCCAGAATTAATAAGATATTTGATTCGCTCTCTTCTTCGGGGAGAAGTCATTGGATCAGAGACGGTTATATGAATTTCCACGGCGATGGGAGAACAGGCGACATCAATATTATAACGCCCGGCGGCCTTTTGAAGAATACATGGGATGCCGAGTTCGACAAGCCAATCAAACATAAGTCCTTCACCAGTGCTCCCGGCGCCACGATAACCGGCCTTTTGATAAAATTTGGAACGCTTATTGAGTTCACGGAAAGAGCGCTTCTTGCCGCGCACGGCATCATGGGCTTTCTTGGCAAGGCGTTGTCTCTCTTCTGGCGGCGTTTGAGCCATGCGAACATACATGGATTCACTGCGATTTCTGGGGGTTATGCCATTTTCAATAAGTCTCGTTCGAATGCCGGTTCTGGCAAAATGAAAAGCCTCGGAAAGAGATTTTTCGGATTCTCCGGCAATGTAGCGCCGGAGCAAATCATCAATATCGATAGAAGTATTACGAGTTGCCATGTTTATAACCTCCAAGTTAAAAACGGTTGGTATGTTACAAATAATATATCACAAGACAGCGACAATGTCAAGGGAATTATAACTCACAACTGTCGCTGCACGACAAAGCCATTAACGGAAGGCCCGAACGGCGAAAAGCCGGGAGAATAAATAGAGCAGGAGGCAACATGCCGGGACTTATTACGCAGGAAATGAAACTCAAGGATATATTCCCCGCACTCGCAGAAGCGGTGCAAAAGGATTACAGCCTCACCGAAGAGCCGGTATTTATCCGCAAGGGCCTCATCCCTTCTGATCTCAAATTCGATGAGGGTGAGCGATCATCCATCGACTATATCACCACCATTGACAAAGACCGGGACAATGAAATCGTGGACCCGGCGGGCTGCATATTGACCGACTACATGAAAAACCCGGTTGTACTCTTCGGCCACAACCATTACGGCATGCCGGTCGGCAAATGCGCCTGGATAAAGGCGGACATGAAGGGGTTGGTGGCTAAGACCATTTACGCGAACACGGCGCAAGCAAACGAGATATACGAGTACCGCAAGGCCGGTTTCCCCATGGCCAAGAGTATCGGGTTTATTCCATTGGAGGCGGTCCGGTACAGCGAAGGCACTCCCGAGTACGCGCAAGGCGTATACCGCAAGTTCACGCGCTGGCTACTCCTTGAATACAGCGATGTCCCGGTGCCTTCCAATCCCGAGGCGCTGGAAATCGCCGTCAGTAAGGGCCTGCTGAAACCGGAGGAGGCCGGGGAGTACACGATACTGATAGAAGAGGAAAAGACGCTTGAAACCGCCGCCGAGGTCTTGTTTGAGGAGGAAGAACAAAAACTCATTAATGGCGATGGCATTGAGCAGCCGGTTGGGATAATCGGCGCGGAAGAGAAGCAGGCGGATATCTCCGGCAATCCCTCGGTGTGGGATATATACCGGGCGATCAATGCTTTATTCGAAACACCCATAGGCAACCGTAATATATGGGTGTGTGACCTATACCCGGTGAATTTCCCAAACGGGCATTGTATCCTCAATATCGAATCATCGGAAGGGGATAAGTATTATCAATATGAGTACACGTTTGTAGATGGCAAGGCTACCCTCGGGGCGGAATACATTGAGATTGAATCCGGGTACAAACCGAAAAAGAGTTTTATGTACGGCGGGAAAGAACTGGTAATACCGGAGGAAAAATCCGGGCGCATCCTGTCCGCGAAAAACCGCACCATCATCGAAACGGCGGTGTCGGCTCTCAAAGACTTGCTGGCAGCAACCGAACCGGCAGAAGAAGAGCCGGAAGATGAAGAGGATGAGGGTAAGAGTATAAACGAACTTTCGGGAGAAGCAGAGAACGGAAGTGAATTATATATTTTCCAAGTCGATGAAAAAAATGAATCTTTCGAAGATTCCATTCTCATTGAAGAAGTAAAACGGTTCGATGCCGGTGGTTTCACCATCGACGATATTGCACCGCTGATAAAAAGTGGTATCGCAACAGCGCTGGATGAACGGCTCATCCCCGCGATAAAAGAAGCGGCGCGGGATGCGGTGAACATCAAAAGAGGACGATTAAATTAACTCGTAAATAAACGGGGTTTCCGCCGAGGTCGGCCAGCCGAAGCGGGACGCAAGAAACATAAACGGACGGCATAGAGGTGCCTCTACATCTCTATGACCGTCCGTTTTTGTTTGCCCCAAAAGATATCGCTGGAAGCCCGTTTGAGAAGCGCTAGGCGATTAATTGGCCGCAATCACATAGATAAAAAGGAGGCCTCACATGGCCGAAGTACTCACCAAGGAAAAACTGGAAGAGGTCATAAAGACCCAAATCACCGAGCAATTGAACGCGCGCGGTGTGGAAATCACCGATCAGGTCAAAGGCGTTATGAAAGAGGTCCTGGAGGAAACCCTCAAGGACACCGGCAAAAGCCGCAAGACCCCGTTCGATACCGGCGAGGAAGACCCCAAGGGCGGCTTCGTGAATTTCGCGGAATTCGCCAAGGCCATCTACGACGCCGGGGAGAACATGACCCACCCGAGCGAGAAGCTCGTGAAGTGGCATGAGAAATCCTCCGCCATCATGAAAACCGCCGGTTCCCCCACTCAGTCGGTCGGCTCCCTCCAGGCGGGCGGCGCGCTCATTCCCCCGGAGTATTCCCGGACCTCGCTTACGAGGGCCAAGGAACGCTCCAGTATCATGGGGCGCGTGATGATTGTCCCCATGGCCTCGAATGTGATTGAAATCCCGTACATCGTGGACTTTGACCGCTCACAGGGCAAGGTTGCCGGGAACGTCAAATTCCGCTGGGTGTCCGAGAATGCCGCGGCGACCGGGAACGATGTGAAGTTCGAAATGCTCGAACTCCGGCTCCGTGAGGCGAATGCGCTGGTTTACATCAGCAACCGTCTCATGGACTTCTCGCCTGTTTCCATCGAGCCTTTCATCACCCGCTCGGTTGATGACGCTCTCGACCTCTGCCTGGCCGACTCCTGGATCAACGGAACCGGCGTCGGGCAGCCCCTGGGCGTGTTGAATTCCAGCGCCCTCATTTCGGTCGCCAAGGAGACCGGACAGGCCGCCGACACCATCGTCTATGAGAACACCCTAAAGCAGCTTTCCCGGTTCTATGGAAAAGTCGGCGAATGGTATGCCTCCCGGACCATCATTCCGCAGCTTGGCGTGATGAACGTCAGCGTCGGCACCGGCGGCGCTGCGGTGTTCCTCGCCGGGGCGAACGGCTCCCAGGGAGCGACCGGCCCGTTCCCGTCCTCGCTGCACGGCGCTCCGATTTTCTTTGAGGAGTGCATGCCCGTTCTCGGCGATGTCGGCGACCTTCTGTTTGTGGATTGGGGACAGTACCTGGTCGGCCAGTTCAATGGCGCGCCGGGCCTTGCCCTCACGGAATCAGCGCACCTGAAGTTCGACTATCGCCAGCATGCGTTCCAGTTCACGTTC